AGCGCATAAATGAAGTATAATCTTCGGAGAAGAACAACCGCTAACATCTGCTTTGAGCAATATGGGCTTTGGTTCTTGAAATAAAGATTGTTGCATATCAGTTAATATTGGTGTTTAATTATAAAATTTGGATTATTTAATCCCATACTGCACAAAGCAAAAACGTTATGGTTAATGCTACGAACCGCTTCGTAAGACGTTTGCATTAAATAATTCAGCTAATAATTTAACTTCATTTTCAAATGAAACTTCGTCTTGTGAAACTTTTGATAATAAAATTTCAACTCCTCTTTGGTTTTTACGAGATAAACACAAAGCCATTGCTTTTTTATCATAAGTATCAACCCCTAAAAAATACTCAAATGGTTCAGTAGTTAAATTATCCAACAAATGTTTAGGAAAAACACTATTATCTATTTTTGTTCTTTCTGAATTTATTTCTAATTCATCTTCGTTATTGTAGATGTAGCATTTAGGGCAATAATCATTTCCGTTTTTATTTATAAATCCAGCTTCCATAGCTACGTCTTTTGCTCCATTTTCGTCATTCCAGCAAGAATAATCGCTTCCTTCGTCTGCACTTTCCTTACAATTATCACATATAACTGTAAACATTTTTACTTTTTCTATTGACATAATTTCAGTTTTAAGAAACCGCACTAACCATAACAAGTGTTTGGCAAAAAAGCGGGTTCGGTTATTAATTTAAAGTTTGTTTTTTATTTGTGTACCATTTTGCTGACGTCGGGAATATGGTCTTGTTTATCCGCTTCTTCGCCAAGCACTCGAACGTTATAGTCAATGGCTACGTTTATCTTTTAAATGAGATAAAAATATTTCAACTAATTCTTTTCTTGTTTCAGCAGATTTATTTTGAAACATATCTTTCGTATCTTCAAATCTACTATCACGCCACATATAAGAATTAGTATTGTCATTTGCGTAAAATTGTATTTCCTTATTGTCAAAAATAATTTCTTGAATTTCATCGGAAAATAACGCAGAAATACTTGATGTAATATTCATAAGACTTTTAGTTTTAAAAACCGCCACTAACTATAACAGTAGTTTGTAGCAATGGCTGGTTTGTTGTTTAATTTAATATTTTAGCTTCTCTGTTATTATAGTTTTTAAACCGAAAATACTCGCTTATTTGCACGCCACTGCAACAAGCTGGAGAACGTTACTTAATAACCAATTCAAAGTAAACACCACTTTCATAGCCTTTAAAGTTGTTCGTACATTTTTACTTCTTTTTCTCTTATACTATTATCAAACTTTAATTGCAAATCATATGCTTTTATAATAAAGTTATGATATTTTTCAGGAACTTTATTAGTTTGAAAATAGTTTCGTAAAGTTTCGGCTTCTATATTCAATTTGTTAGATACATTTTGAATAAAAGCTTTTTTTCTTAATAGTTTTGATAAGTCTAAATTCATATTAATTGGTTTTAAATTTTTACAAATATACAAACAATTTCATAACAAAAAAACATTTTTAGTTATTTATATTTATTCTAAATTAACAACAAAATAACATTTTTTGTTGCGTATGTAAAATAATATGTTTTACTTTGCTACATCAAAATAACTAAAACAATATAATTATGGTACGACAAATTTTTTTAAACGGAATAGCCTTAAACTTATTTACTGATAAAGAAGGGGTTTACTTTGAAATGTTAGTTCACGAGCTATTACAGAATAATGATGAAGTAAAAGAAATGTTTAACGAAAGTTACAGTCTTTTATGTATAGGTTCTATTAATAATACAGAGGTTTATGTTTGGGGCGATGAAGATAGTAAAACTTTTGAATTAAAAGAAATAAATATTTTATAAATACAAAAAACTATGAAAAAACTAATCGAAGCAATAGAAGAGAAAATGTTAGAAGTCGGAATAAATAACATCGACTACTCAGCAGAAAAAGACGATAGATTTTATTATAATTGTTCTACATTTATTGAATCAAAGAATCATATTATTTATTTTGAGTTTGATGCTTACGATTGTGGTTCTGGATTTAACGTAAACGACATTAGATTTCAAAGTAATTCAGCTTTACCAAACATAATTGAAAAACTAAACAAAACAAATTTTAGATATGAATAGCACACTAATAACCCAAGAAGAATTAGCAGAAATAAAAAAACTGCTAAAACAAGCAGACGAAGCAATAATAAATAATGTATATGCTAAGTCGAAAATCAAAGAAGCGTTAAACAAATTAAACAAATAGAATTATGAAACTAACAATCGAGGTTATAAACGGAAAATGGCACGTTAACGGAAAATTACTACATGAGTTATCGCCAAACGAAAAAAATGCACTTGACCAATTTATTAAAAGCGTAGATTATGAAAGCAAAAAATAAAGAAAAAGACCTACTCGATTTATTAGACATTATAATTTTAAAAATGATGCTTATCGAAAAAATAGAGAATTTCCAGATAGAAAATCATTACAACAAAATGCAAATTAAAAACGTTCTTAAAAAAGCATTACAAACAATTATGCCAACAGCCGAACGTGATTATGCGATAGTATTTAATAACGGGGAAAAAGAAACTTTGCAAATCATATCAGAGTATGAAATTTTTATTGCTCAAATTAGAGATTTTAATGTGCCACAAAAAGTAATTTTAACGCAAATGATACAAGCGTTTAATTTCGACAAAGATACAATTGAAGCAACTACTCACAGAATATTAAAAAAACATGCACGCACAACCGACACACATAATTAGAAATATCAATAAATCATTAAATATTGATATACTTGAAACTACAAGAAAAAGGGAAGTAGTCGAAGGTAGGGTTATATTTTCTAAATTAATGCATTTACAAAACAGACACAGCCTTGCTAAAATTGGTAGTTTTTTAAATAAAGACCATTCTTTAATTGTTCACTATTTGAAAGTTCATGATAATTTATTTGAAACAGACAAAAATTATCAAAAAACTTTTAGATTAATTTCAGAAACTTGCAAACTTACTTTTTTTGCGAGTCAAAATTTACAAGAACTTAAAACATGTTATTTTAAAATTAGAAGACATTATGAAACACCCACCGAGTAAAAATAATACCGCTAAATTTTCAACTAATCAAAGAGTTGGTAATAATTTAAGCGAAAAACAAGAACAACGACAGCAAGCTATTGAAACAGCTAAACTATTCGATACTTTGCCACATTTGAAATATGGGACTATTAAATACGATTTGAAAAGATGAACCTATACGACCCACAAACTAAAAAAGAAATCGCAATTATAGGTAGTGTTATTGTAATTTTAATAGCAAATATTTTGCAGTTAATTTTGAATTGAGTATATTTGCTAAACAAACGACAAGTAAGGCGGTCGAGAAAATATTATAAATCCGTTGTGATTGTGATGCCTTACTCACTTTTGCAACGGTATTTTTATTTTTAAATATTATGAGTAAACAACTCCCGAAAATTCAGGATTTATATTCTGATAAATTAGCGGTTCAAAAACAAGACTTGTTCATGTCTTTGATGAATCAAGAACCAAAAAAAGAATGGGTAAAAACACACCCTTTTATTAGAGGTTATCAATACTTACCTATTGAGCGTGTTGAATTTCTTTTGAAAACTATTTTTAAGAACTACAAAATAGAAATTACAGGTCAAGGTCAATCTTTTAACGGAGTTTGGGTAACAGTTAGAGTGCATTATCAACACCCTATTACAGGTGAATGGAGTTTTCACGACGGCATAGGTGCAAGTCAATTGCAAACAGCTAAAGGAACTTCTCCAGCTGATTTAGCAAACATTAACAATGGAGCTTTGTCAATGGCGTTTCCAGTAGCTAAGACCGTAGCTATAAAAGATGCTTGTGATTCATTCGGGCGTTTGTTTGGAGCTGATTTAAACCGAAAAGAATTAATAACTTATTCAGCAGATTTAACACTTATTCCAATGGATAAACAACACCCTAATTGGGATAAGGTTGTAAGTGCGATAAAAGACGGAACAGCAACTTTAGAGCAAGTAAAACAAAAGTATAATTTAACACAAGAAGCAGAAAATGAACTTACAAAAATTTAAAGCAAGAGCAAGCGCAACGGGTAAATTAATGATTAACCCACGTGCAAAGTCTGAAACACTTTCAGAAACTACAAAAACATACGTTCAAGAATGGGCAAAGGAACACATTTATGGCGTTAAAAATGAAATTAAAAGCAAATATCTTGATAAAGGATTAATGTTAGAAGATACCGCAATTGATAAAGCTATTGAATGGTTAGATTTACCTTTTACAATTAAAAATGAAAAGTTCTTTGAAGATGATTTTTTTACAGGAACACCAGATTTAATTGTTGAAGATACTATTTACGATATTAAATGCAGTTGGTCGTGTTTTTCTTTTCCTTTGTTTGAAAATGAAATACCAACTAAAGATTATTTTTACCAACTTCAAACATATATGCATTTGACAGGTTGCAAAAAAGCAGTTTTAACTTATGTTCTTTTGAATACTCCAGAAGAACTAACATACGAACCACAACACAACTACGACAATATAAGTAAAGGGTTTAAAATTAAAACTTTTGAAATCGATTACGATGCAGAAGTTATTGAAGAACTAAAAAATAGAATTATTAACGTACGTGAGTACATTCAAACTTTATAAAATGGCTAGAATTTCTGTAACATTAGACGCTACAAAATTGCGTAACTTGGTATCAAAAAGAGAATACCAAAACAAACAAGGCGAAACGGTACAACTTCAAGAGGTTAAATTTGAACTTGTAGAAGTTAAAGAACCAAAAGAAATCTTTAAAAAAGATAATATGAGAATTATGAAAACACACTTTGCAAGTATTATTCAAACTAAAGAAGAACGTGAAGCAAAAGCCGATACTGTTTATATTGGGGAAGGATTTACAACTTTTTGGGAAAATGCAAACAACGTAGAGGTGCATGAAGCAAAGGTGGTATCTTCAAATGAAGACGATTCTGATTTACCTTTTTAAACTTTAACTAAAAACCTATTGTTAATTCAGTAGGTTTTTTTATATTTGTATTCGTAATAAGGTAGGAGCTATTACAAAACTTAAAAACATTTAATCCATAATCGGGCGGGCGCTCCTACATTTAGCCCAAACGATTATGGATTTTTAATTTAAAATAATTTAACTTATGGAACACAAACAGATTTTAGAAACTTACTTTAACCAATCTATTACTATAATAGAAGAAGATGGTTTAATAACTATTAAAACTTATAACAATACAATAGAATCAGAAGTTACGCTTACTAAAAAAGAACTTCATTCTTTAATTGGGACATTGCTTCACGTTCAACAAAAACTTAAATAATATGAATAAATCAGTATTAAAAAAGTTAGTTGATTGCGGTTTTTCTATTATTCCTGTTGATGAAAATAAATGTCCTATTGGAGTATGGAAAAAATATCAAACAGAATCAAGAACTAAAGAAGAAATTGATTCTTTAAATTCGCCTTTATATGGGTTAATAACAGGTTATAATAATCTTGAGGTTATCGATGTGGATTTAAAAGTGTTTTCAACTTTACAAGAACAAAACGATTTTTGGAATGAATACTTATCGTTTTTAAAAGATAATATTGACGACTTCGATTTAAAGTTTGTTATTTATAAAACAAAAAGGCAAGGCTATCATATTCTTTATAGATGTGAGAAAATTCAAGGTAACACAAAAATTGCAAGATTAAAAGAACATAAAGAAGCAATTATTGAAAGTCGTGGTATTGGTGGTATGGTTGTAATTTATGAAAACAAAATATCAAAATTATCTTATTCAGAAATTCAAACAATATCTGAAAGGGATAGAGATATAATATGGTCAATTTCTAAAACATATAACCATATAGAAGAAAACACAATTGAAGTACCTAAAATCAAACAAAACACTTTTAACGAAGCTATAATTAAGCCATGGGAGGATTACAATCAAAAAGTTTCAATTTTTGATATTATTAGCGATGATGTAAAGGTTGTTAGAAACTTAAACGATAAATACATTGTAAAAAGAATAGGTTCTGAAAATCCAACTTCTGGCAGTGTTTTTAAATCTAATGGCTGTATGTATCTTTTTAGTACAGGCACAATATACCCACACGAAAAACTTATAACCCCTTTTATTGCTTACACTTATAAATATCATAATGGTAATTTTACAGAATCGGCATCTAAAATTTATAAAGATGGTTATGGAACAAGAGTTGTGAAAAAAGAAGTTGAAATTGAAAAACGTGAATTGCTAAAAATTAATGAAAGTGATTTAGTTTTTCCAATTGATATTTTTCCAAAACCAATACAATCTTATATAATTGAATGTAATGAAACATTAGATAGTTCAATTGATTACATGGGATGTTCTATGTTGTGGCTTATTTCTGTTATTGTTGGTAATTCAATACAGATTGAAGTAAAGAAGGGTTGGAATGAAACGGCTACCATTTGGCTTGCTGTTGTTGGTAAAGCTGGACTCGGTAAAACCCCTTCAATCCACAATATTATTAAACCATTGCTTTCAGCTAATAATAAAGAAATAAAAAACTATATTAAACAATCTGAAAAATATGAATATTACGAGAAGCTAACAGCAAAAGAAAAGAAAGAACACGAAGAAATACACAAGCCTAAAAAGTCGCAGTTTATAGCAAACGATATTACTATTGAAGCTTTAGTTGAATTGCACCAAGAAAACAAAAATAGCATTGGTGTTTTTAAAGACGAGCTTGCTGGGTGGTTTAAAGATATGAATAAATATCGTGAGGGTTCAGATTTGGAATTCTGGCTATCTACATGGAGTGGAAAAGCAATTTCTTTAAATAGAAAAACGGCTAAAAGTTCTTTTGTTGATAAACCATTAGTTTCTGTACTTGGAGGAATACAGCCAAGAATTTTAAACTTATTCTATACAGAAGATAATAAGGATAATGGATTTATGGATAGAATGCTTTTGACATATCCTAATTTAGATATTGAAAAGTGGAATGATAAAGAAATGAATTATGACATAATACAATGGTATAATGATAGCATAATTTCTTTTTACGAAACGATAAAGCATAAAGTAGTAGAACTTGACGAAGATGGAGATATAAAGCCTAAAATAGCAAAAATCCCAATAGAAAGCAAAAAAGAATGGATAAGAGTATTTAACGAATATACAGATATTCAAAATTCAGATGAAGAAAATGAGTACATGAAATCGATGTTGCCAAAACAAAAATCATATATTCCAAGATTTGCTTTATTGATAAATGCTTTTAATAGCTTTTTTGATGAAACATATAAAACTGATGTATTAACAATTAGTAAAGAATCAATATTATCAGCTGAAAAATTGAGTAAATATTTTGTAGCAATGGCTAAAAAAATTAAAGTAAACTCGATTGAAACAAATGAAATTAAAACTATAATCCAGTCAAACAAAAATAAATCTATAAAGGATCAATTTTATGAATTATACAAAATAAATCCAAACTTAAATAAAAAAGAAGTTTCTGAAAATTTAGGCGTTTCTTTAAGAATGATTTATAAATACGTCAATGAGTTAGAAAAAAATTGAACCAATTGAACCAAGTTCACAGCTCGGAACACCAATAAAATAATGGTTTTGAACTAATTGAACTAAAAGTTCACAAATAAATAAAAAATAAAAAATGATTTTTAAATTTTATTTTTATTAAAAAAGTTGTGAACTTGGTTCAAAAGTTCAAAAAATCATTAAAAAATCAATAAAATCAATACTTAACAGAATTGAACCAAGTTCAATTTTAGTTCAATTTAGTTCAAAATATTATGAAGATAAATCTACTACAAAAAAGACACGATTTTATAACTGAAAAGTTTATAAATGGATTTATTTCGTTAGATGATTTTTTAATGTTAGAAGATGTTTTTATTAAAAATGAAAAACTATACACAATTTATTTGAATTAATATGAATAAAGAAAACAAAAAATTACTTGAAGATTTATACTTAAAGCACACTAAGAAAAACTATCCTAATTTTCCAGAGTTTGCAATTCCTCCTGAAAAGTTCTCAGATGCTTCTGCAAACGACTTAACAAAAACTATTTGTAAATTTATAACTTACATTGGAGGTCAAGCGGAAAGAATTTCTAATCAAGGTCAATATAGGGATAACACAAAAGTAGTTACCGATGTTTTAGGAAGGAAAAGAACAATAGGCACAGCTTCATGGACTAAAGGACAAGGAACAAACGGAACAGCCGATATAAGCTCCACTATTCCAATAAAAATGAAAAACGGACAAACTATTGGACTGTCTTTAAAAATTGAAGTTAAGTTTGGCAAAGATAGAATGAGCCAAGCTCAAGGAAGATATAAGGAAGAAATTGAAAAAACAGGAGGGCGTTATATGATTGCTAAAGATTTTGATTCTTTTTTAATTGAATTTAGAGAACTTTATAAAAGCTACTTATGAACCACATCACAATAAAAAACAACAAAATATCCCTTAACCCAAACGAAGTACAAATCTCGCCTTTAGGTAGGGAGTTTAGACTATCTGGAATTAGCATCGACTATTCAAAACCTCCGAAGTATATAAACAATAACGCAAGACATTGCACAACTTACACATTCATCTACTTAGATACACAAGAACTATTTTCTTTTTATTTTGATGAATATGATAAATTTGTATCAAAAAATTAAACTATCTTTACTATGGTATTAAAAACTAAAATTATGAAAACATTAATTATAAACGCTGATAAAATAGATAATAAAGCAAAAAAGCAAATAGAAAAGCTAATGAAATTACCAGTTATATTAATTTTACCTGATAATTCAAATCCAATTGTAAAACATATCAATTAATTTACTAAATTTGTATTTATGGCATATTCAGAAGAAAACAAAGAAAATACATTTAGTCTAATTTGTGATGAATTAGAAAAAGGTTATTCTTTACGTTCAATTTTAAAGCGTGAAGATATGCCAAGTAGCAGAACTTTCTTTAAATGGATTGACGAAGATGTTGATAAAGTAAAACAATACGAGAGAAGCTTAGAGTTAAGAAGCGAAATGTTATTCGATGAAATTATTGAAATAGCAGATAAGCAAGGCGAAGATGTTGGACAAGATGAAAACGGAAACAAAGTTGTAAATCATAACATTGTACAGCGAAATAGGCTTCAAATCGATGCAAGAAAATGGGCGTTGTCAAAAATGTTCCCTAAAAAATTTGGAGAAAAAACAGACATAACTACAAACGGAAAAGAAATTGTAAGTGTCGAACCTGTTATTTTTAAGTTAGCGAAGTAATGGAAATAGAGTTATTCAAACATCAATTAGAATTTATAACAAGTGAAGCCACCCACACAGCAATTGTCGGGGGCTTTGGTTCTGGTAAGTCTTTTGTTGGAGTAGCTAAAGCGGTTGAAATGAAATTACAAATGCCAGGAGTTGACGTTGGTTATTACTTACCTACATATCCGCTTATTCGAGATATGGCATTCCAAAGATTTAGCGATTATTTAGAACTAAGAAAAATACCTTACAAACTTCACGAAACAAATAAAGAGTTTGAAACTACTTACGGGCGTATAATTTTACGTTCAATGGACAATCCAGCGTTAATTGTTGCTTATGAAACAGGTTATGCAATTATCGACGAAGCCGATGTTGTACCAAAGAATAAGATTAAAACAGCTTTTAGAAATATTTTAGCACGTAATCGTAAGCCATTACCAAACGGACAAAAGAATAAATTAGATTTTGTTTCTACTCCAGAGGGGTTTGGATTTATGTATAACTTTTTTGTTAAAGATGCATCACCATACAAAAAGATTATCAATGCAAGAACAGAGGATAACACAACCTTACAACCTGACTACGTAGAAAATCTTAAAAATTCATATACAGACAATCAATTAAAAGCGTATCTTTACGGAGAGTTTGTAAACATTAATTCAGAAAGCGTATACAATAGTTATAATCGTGAGTTACACAGAAGTAACGAAAGTATTATCGATGGCGAAATGCTTTACGTAGGTTTGGATTTTAACGTTACCAATATGAATGCAGTAATTCACGTTAAGAGAAATAACGTAATGCACGCAGTAGGAGAAATAGTAAAAGCATATAACACGCAGTCAGTTTGTGAGCAATTAAAGCAAAGATATGTAGGGCATAATTTTACTATAAATCCAGACGCAAGTGGTAATGCAAGAAGCACAAGTGGCTCGAGTGATTTTAGTATATTGAAAAAAGAAGGGTTAAAAGTTGATGCTGGCAAAAAGAATCCAAATGTAAAAGAAAGAGTTAATGCGGTTAACCTTGCATTTGAAAAAGGACAATATTTTGTAAACGATGAGGCTTGCCCTGTATATGCTGAATCATTGGAGAACCAAAGCTATAAAGATGGCGTGCCAGATAAAACAAGCGGATATGACCATGTTACAGAAGCTGGAGGTTATTGTGTGTTTAGAAATCTATTTGGTAAAAAAATAAGAAAATTATAATATTATGATAAAAGAACATTTACTACATTTTTTTCCGTTCTTAAAAAAAGAATTTAGAACGTTAGATAAAAAAGAAATTACAAGCGAGGAAACTTTTAAAGAGTTATTTCCAGAAGAAAAACATTTTGATAGTTATAAGCTAAAAGCTATCTATGAGTTTCAGAATTGTAAAGATGTAAAACAATACGTTGTTCAAAATCCTGAGTTTGTTGTAGCAACTAAAAAGATTAAAAAGAATGGCAAAGTATAATACAATGCACGATATTCCATATTTAAAATTTATGGAATTTTCGCACGAAATAAAAGACAACTCCGACGATGCTATATTTATAGCAGACAAAGTAATTGAATACTTCTACCCAGAAGTAATT